AATAAAGCCCTCTCGCAGCGTATCTCCGATAGCGACAGTATAAGATGCAGGAATGATTAAAGAATCGATCTGAATGAAGCCTAAGCGGTTAATTCGCCCACCTATCTCCAACCATCTTTCGATCTTGTGGAAGGTTCGAGGTAGTTTGATATGCGGAAAGCTATCGACATAAACAACATCAGCCACCTTGAACTCAGCCTTATACACTGTCTTGGTTTCAATCTTAACCGCCTGATCCACCTTAACCATCTCTAACTGTTCCTTGACCTGATCAAGTTCACGCTCTGATGAGTTGATCTGCAAGGCTTGGGTGTAGATGATCAGCGAATCATCAGTCTTGCGCTTAGTGAATATCTGATTCGTTTCAAAGGCATCAGCATTGAGCCTCTTCAACTCTCGGTTGTAACTGCAAGACCGAAGCAATAAAAACAGAAGCAGCCCGATGATGGTTAGCATCACTGCTGTCGATGGCTTTACGTTATCCATAGTTGACAAGTTGAATGAGTTTGTTGAGGTGAATAAGCATACAGCCTTGATCCCTGATGTTATCATTCAAGATATTTATCGCCACATTGAATGGCATACCTTTCTCGATCACATAAGAAGCAACAACAGCAATCAGCCTCTCATCGCATTCTTGGTCAGTCTTAGGCAAGTCAATCAATGCTTCAATCATAATCGAATGTTATAGCTGTCGAGTTGCTTTCTTGACAAGCAATTTAATTGATTCATCCAATCGCTGCACACTGTCAGCAATCATATTCATAATCTCCTGCTTCTCTCTTTCTGTTGCCTCCTTATGCTCCATCATCATGCTCACCAAACCACCAATAGAAGTCAATGGCTGGCGAAGCTCGTGAGATAGCAGGAAGCGGAACTCTTCAAGAAGCATCTTCTGGCGTTCGTAGTCATGGGCAGTGATGCTCGTAACATCAACCAAAGGTATGCCTATAAAATGCAAAGAACCCAATATAGAATAAACATTCCACATTGAGTACCTCTCAGATCCGATCTTCTGTTTAGATCGAACATACACCCGTAAAGCATCGGGCGATTTAGCTTTTGACTTTTCAATAATTGCCAAGAACTCATCCCGATCAGATTCATTGGAGGCAATATCAAGAATGTTTTTAGGTTTTAGATGGCTGCAATATTCCCTGAATAAATCATTGGACGTGAGTATTAACCCCTGCTCATCAGCTATAACGTAGAATAAATCTATTGAAGATTCAAGAATGTGCAGAGATGCCATGCTGTAAAGTTACAACATAACGATTTATCAAGCCATCTCCTTGCGGATATTATTAATCAATGACCTCCAAGCACCTTGACTTGAAACAAGATATTGAACGGTGATAGCCATCGTAAAGGCAAGCACGATTCCGTTGATCGGTATATCTAAATTCATAGGCATTGGCTCATTCTTTTGATTCGTTCTTACATCGACAAAGGTCAATGGCTCTGCTTTAACTGTGCTGATCAAAGATAAGTTACAAGGTTGGATAGAATCGAATGCAGTTAACTGAGGCTTCTCAACTATCGGCATCTCAATCTTTGGCACTTCAACAACAGCAACAACCTCAACAGCCGAATCAACAACTGATCCAGTAGTTACCGAAGTATCGAAACTTATTGTCCGGTGAGTTACCTTATACACTGTATCTCTAATTGTCTGCTGATTCATCGCTCTTAGCTTTAGGGATATATCCTGCGGCGATCAGTGCTGCCACAATCGCTGCCATCGTTTCCGTAGTTATGACCTTGAAGATTAACAAGTAAATCGACACCAAGATCATCAGCGAGCCAATGGTTGAACGCCAGTGCTTAATGATGATATTGAATATCTTTTTAGACTTAGTAATTCTTGCTGCCATGATTAAAGATACGATTGCAGCCTGAGAATGTTTGGCAAGATTGGCGTTAATCTTTACACGCCTTGAAGTATAACTTAGCCTCCTCTGCCCGTCTTGTGGTTAGCCCTGCCAATGGCTTTCCTGCTGCTTTATTCCATCTCATAAACTCATCGAGGATGCTTGGATCATTGGCGTTGACCTTTGCCTTACGTATCAATGTCGATTTAGACAATGCTGAAGATCCTATGTTGTAACATAAACTTACAAGCGCATCGAATTGGCACTGGTTAACATTGGGCAGAAGATTGTTGACCGTCTTTTCAAATGCTGCAAGTGTTGATAGCAGCAGTTGAGTAGCCTCCGCTTCATTTGTTAGCTTATCTTTCATCTCAACCCTATTGCCATTTGGATAGCGAGTTGATCCGTAGCCGATTGTTGCCACTCCAGCAGGGCAAAGATAGGCAGTCAATCGAAGCCCCTCGTACTTCTTAATCAATGCCAAGCCTGCTGCTGATGTGGAGCGCATAGTTATTATTCTGCTATCAATCCATACGCTCGCATCGCTGCAAGTAACGTATTGAGTTGAGTAATTACATCAGTTGAATCAGTAGCGTCTGCGATTGCTGCGGCTTGTAATGATCCAGCAGATACGTTTGCCTTTGCAAAAAAACCAATTATAGTATCTGCTTCTTCTGTACCTGAAATGAACAAAGGTCTGTAACCATTAAAATCTGCTTGAAGCCTTGATCCTGCCGATGCATAAAAAGAAGCAGTATCACCGCTTGCTGTTGAACTTATTGCTGAAATCTTTATATCCGCAACCTCAATCTGCTTGGATGTATTAGTTGAAGTATCAACAATGTACATTACATCATCTGCCGCTGATTCTGCTAATACTGGTAAGTCGGTAACTTTAATGCCTGCCATGATTGCTTAGTTTTTTACAAATTTACAAAAAATCTACAACTTTGGGGATGAACTCAATCGGTGGCAATTCCTTAACCCACTCGATTGTCGTTGTGCTAACCTCCTCCTGCGAGATGATCCAATTACCATTGGCATCTTCAATAGGATTGAAGGTCATATCCTTGACATATTCAACGCCTCTGAGTTGATCTGCTTGCTCTATTGTGAGTTGATAGACTGTTATCATACTTGCCTGCTTAAAGTAGTTTGAAACGCTTGTATTGAATTGTATAGTGCTAATGCCTCTGCATCAGTTAAGCCATTACCAATAGTTGCAAAGGCGCACTGTCTATTTGAGTATCGAGATATTCCTACTAAACTTTGTTTCCAAGCACTTATTGTAAATGTATTTGTTGGAATTGATGTGCTTACAACAGATGAATTTAAGACTAAAGAATTATTCTTAAATAGCTTGTTTACATTGCTTGCTGTTCTTGAAACAATATACAAACCAGTCGAATTAGTGTTAGCTACTAAACTGTCAGCAGCTTGATTTATATGACCATAAAACCTATCAATGTAACGTGCTAAAATAATTGAATTTGGAACAATATTTGTCGCATTTCCAATATCATTAAACAACCCACTTGAATTTGTCCTTGAATAAAAGGACATACTTGATGAGTTTAATTGTGTATGCAAACAAAAAGTTTCAGCATAGGCGTTTGTACCATTTGGCAAAGCACCATTAGCCGAGTGTGTCCATCCACCTACAAATGACAACCTAAATGCTGCATTTGTATCAGCAGGATTTTTAAGGTTAAACTTATGCGTTGTTGCCGTTCCTCCTACCATCGGATAGATAGCAGTCATCTTCGCCCATGTTCCGTCTGCTTTCATTGATGTTACCAATGTACAAACCGCCCCAATAATTGTTGCATTTGTTATTCCCGTAGCAGTGATGAAAGCATTAACATCAGCATCAGGGCAAAGCGAAGTTTGATAAACGTAAGGATTGACTAAGAAACTCATACGTATGTTCCGATTAACATTACTTTCAATCCCGTTGCCGTTCCGTTACCGATCTGATCGATGTCGATTGTGATCTCAGCATCATCGGCAAGTGAAGCATCGCTGATCACTGGAGGTGTTGCTGCTGTTGTTGAGGTCTTTTCTGTATTGTCGATGGTTAGCTTAGTGCTTAGTATGCTTGTTCCTGCCTCGTTAATGTCAACAGTAAAAATATTTCCTGATGCTTGTGCTGTTGTTAGTGAAGCACGAACGGCAGTCAATGTAATTGCTCTCGGCATTCTAAAAGTGATCTTTGCCGTTCCCGTTGTTAGTGCTGTGGTTTCATCCGATGCAGCAACAACAAGTTCAAACGGAGTTGCAATATTGCCACTGCCAAGAATTGAAACTGAGTTAATGGTTTTGATGTTCGCGCCACTTGTCAGCGTGTCTTGCTTGCCATTGATCTGCGTTTGAATTGCAGAAGTTACACCCTTGACATAACTCAACTCAGTCAGGCTTGGATAGGTGGCAACGGGCAAAGATGCTAATATTCTTGCTGCCGTAAAATATGCGATCTCATTAGCCGTTCCTGATCCCGTCAAAGCATCGACTGGAGTACCGTCAAGGTTAAGTGTCCAATCAGTATAAGTTCCGCTGCCCGTATGTGTTTTAATATTCACAACAAGCGCACCCGTAGCAGCATTGTAAGAAGTAACCTCACCGTGCATATGATTTGCAGGGTTATGAACTACTAAGATCTCCTGCAATGGAATGTAGGAAAGATTAAGATCAACAGTAAAGTTCTTTGATCCATTGGTTACGCTGTTCGATGTTGTTGAGGTAGTCTTGTAACGGTCAGAAAGCGAATTGATAATTGGCGCAGCAGGATTGGTATTGTCAACGCTGATGTTGACCCCTGAGTTAACCGATGTAACTGTGCCTGATGGAATCGTTGGGAATGGTGTAGGCGTTCCCGTTCCATCAAGATAGTCAGCGTTCGTGCCAGTTGGCACATCGAACTTGTTAAAAAAGGAAGTGAAGTCTGCTGATGTAAGATAGCCGTCATCAAATAAATTGGCAGGCTGAATTGATATATCAGGAGTTGCACCACCGCTTGAAAAGATCGGAGATGTTGCCGTTACATCCTCAACAATAGTAGCAGGCAAAACTGGAATCGTTGGCTTGTTTAATATCTCAGCCACTCCACTCGAAGCATTCCAATCTGAATTTACTTGGGCAGCAGGAATAGT